TTACTGGTCGTATGTACCCACTAACTGCACACTTCCACCCACAAGGTAATGACATAGCAAGAGGGCTGCATAGATTCTATGAAGGTGCAGAGATAAAGACTAAGCATGACGCAGATTGGTTGGCTATAGCAGGTGCTAACCATTGGGGTATGAATAAACATACCTATGAGGAACGACTTGAGTGGGCTTACATAGAAGGAATTGATCTAGCTCTTGAAGTTTATAAAGACCCGATAGGTAATGTTGATATATGGGGTAAAGCTAAAGAGCCATTTCAATTCTTGGCTTGGTGCAGAGAGTGGGCTATGTTTCAAGACTTTGGATTACATAGAGGTTTTATATCCCATCATGTTTGCTGCCTTGATGGTACAAATAATGGGTATCAACACATAGCAGGTCTTATATCTAATCAACATCTAGCTAATAAAGTTAACCTACAAAATGTAAAACAACCACAGGATTTATATAAACAAATACTTGATGTTCTCTTGATGCTACTGAAGTATGACAAGTCCGAACAAGCACCAATCTGGTATGCACAAAAGGATAAGTTGACAAGAAAGTTTATAAAGAAACCTGTACTTATGATTCCATATAACTCAACTACCTTTGGCATAGCAAACTACATAGAAAAATATTTTGTAAATGAAAATGTTTTTATCGCAAAAAATTTTAAGAATAATTTTTATCTGGCAACCATGATTGAACAGGCAGTAAAGTATGTAACCCCAGAAAGCTATGAAGTATTGAAGTACTTGCAGACTACAGCGTTATGTTTCAACAAAGAGAACAAACCTATCTCTTGGCATACACCATCAGGGTTTCTTGTTCAACAAAACTACTACAAGAATGATGTCAAAAGAGTAAAGACTAAACTTAGTAACTCAAGTGTCAGGCTTAGTCTTGCTGAACCAGATACTACTAAGGTTGATAAACGCAGACAGGCACAGGGTTTTCCTAGTAATTATATACATAGTCTTGATGCTGCACATTGTCACATGAGTTTAGTTGAAGCAAGCAAGCATGGACTAAAAAACTTTTGTGTTATACATGATTGCTATGGCAGTCCAGCTAGTGAGCTTCAAAGGTTTATCGAATGTGTAAAACAAAGTTTCTTTAATATTTATAGCGACAACAATCTTGATAATTTATACCATCAAACTACACAACAACTGAGTGATACAAGTAAGTTACCAGCAGCACTAGATATGGGAGACTATAACATTACAGATGTGTTGACAGCACCATATATAGACTATTAAGATAGTCACACCCAATCCTACAAACTTTAGGTATTCATATCTTGTAACCCCTGACGAGTACAAGGGTATCAAGAAATATAAAGCAGAGTGTCTTATCAAGAAAGGCATAATGATGAAAGATGAAATGGGTAGAGAAGTTGATGCAGTTGAACACATCTTTGAACAACTAGAAGGGTTGCTTGATAGATGGAAGGTTGCATTAAAAGAACACTATCCAGACAGAAAGTTTACTCTTACCAAAAACAAACATGGTGAACCTTCTTTGCCTTACTTTCTTGAAGGTGATTATCTTGTAATTAGAGCAAGTAAAAAGTCTGGTGGAATAAAACAAAATGGTGATGTATGGACTAATCCACCTGTTACCTTTTGGGCTAATGAAGACCCTCTACGTCTTATGACAGACGAAGAAAAAAAGAAGTATGAACAAATTAGCCCTTTAACAGAAGGGCAGATGTCTATGAAATGTAGTGGCTATGACGCAGGTGCTAATGGTGTTGGTATTAGATGCCAACCTTTGCAAATGATTATTAGAAAGCACGTTGAGTGGACAGGTAGCCCAGACTTTGAAGCAGCACCACCGAGTAGTTATGAAGAAAAAAGTACTGCGTCAACAGCAGCCGACTTCTAAATACAAGAGTAAATTTGAAAGTCAATTTGCTGACAACTTAACCAAAAAGAAAATTATCTTTACCTATGAAACTCTCAGCATTGACTATGAAATCACTTGCACCTATCGCCCTGACTTTATCCTCAACAATTTTATTGTTGAAACGAAGGGCTACTTCTCGAAAGAAGATAGACGCAAACATCTTGCGATTAAGGAGAAACGACCCGACCTAGATATAAGGTTCTGTTTTCAAAATAGCAGAACCAAACTATCCAA